ATCGGTATTCATCGGTTCCGTGTCAAACATTTCTATGTTTTCCGGCATACCTACATCAAAGTATTCGTCTGTTGGCATATCAGGCATATCCATACTTAAGTCTTGGTTAAATATTTCTACGTCTTCAAATTCTGGTATCATGTCAGTAGCATCCATAGAAAAAACCTCAACTTCAAAAGTTTCTATATTCATATCTTCCATGCTCGTAGTAATATCCATATCAGGCAGGTCATAAATAGGTGGTGGTGTTTCGTAATAATCTATTTCATCTAACTCTATGTACTCTGGCATATAAGTTGTGGTTGTTTCAGGGATATAATAATCTACCTCATTAATTATAAAAAACTCATCAGGGATAAAATCTTCTGGTATGTTTTGTATCATTTCTTCCACCGCATCTATTTCTTCTTGACCCGGACAGGTTGGTGGGTTTTTTTCATAACAGTATTCTATAGTGGTAACGCTAGTTTGTGATAAAGTTTGATAATCTATGGTTAATGTGGGCGAACGCAAATCTACGCCGGCATGGCCTCCGTTATAAGTAGCTGACCCTTGTATATTAAAATTAAAACCTGCTGTGATACTACCTTGAGTTAGATCTTTATTAGGTGCTACAATTAATGTATTGGCATAAGGATTAAATTGATAATTGTGGTTGGTAGTGTCTTCAAAAATTGTGCTTTGTTTGGTGTGGTTGCCTAGGTTGTCTAATGCTGTTTGATACATGGTAAAAGTTGAAGCTTGGTTGTTCCACCAACGAGCTTGTACACCAAAGGTAGAAGTAAAACCTTGTTTGATTTCTGCTTCAGTCATAATACCAGTACTACTTACTGTAGTTTGTAAATACTTTTCATGTTTACCAGTGACAAATATATTTTCAGATAGGTCTGAACTATCTGGAAATTGTGTACCTAACCAACTACCGTCGTTCCAAGTTTGTGAAACTAAATTATTCGTAGTTGTAACAGTTCCAGTTGTATATGTAATAGTGGTAGAAGTGTCGCCCGGGTTGGGTGTGTCTACCTCTATTACTGTGTCTGCGTTACTGAGTGCAATACTGTTCGCCGTCAGGACAATTAAAATTAACAGTGTTTTTATCATTTTCTTCTGCCTCTAAGTCTGCTCGTTTTTTATCATCTACACCTGTAGTGTATTTAAGATTTTTTGTGTACTCTTCAAAGTCTGGTCTAAGTTCTGGATATTTTTTCCAATACTCTTCAGCTTGAGAACCTATCAGGCCATATGCAGGACAACTGGTCCCGGCATGTGCCATCGCCTCGAACACCATCGGTGACTGACAAAGTAGAGCAATAGACGCTACCCGCATATTCATGTCATGAAGAGCCTTAGCTAATTTTAAACGCTCACAATTTATATCTCTTTTATGTGTACCAATACTTGCTGATAAAGAAAAACTAGAAGCACCGACGCCAATACCAATAGTGCAAATGTCTTGTGACATGTTGCTGAGTGCTGGTGCGTTAGCAGAATTTACTGTACGTGTGTCACCAGTATAAGAGTTATTGTTGTTAGTGGTATCATTGTTGGTAGTTGCATTGGATGAAGCCCCCGTGGCGTATGTAGTGCTGGCCTCACTGTGATAGCCGCCTGTAATGGCAGTGTTTGTTGCTGATGATCCCGTGGTAGATTGTGTGTTGGTTGTTGATCCTGCACCCGATACGTCTGCCATCGCTTGATCAAATAAAGCACCAAATGCCCATAGTAATAAACATGATGCGAATAAAATTATAATTAGTTTTTTCATGGGTCGTCCTGTTTATTCGTTAATAATCTTATCACAATGTTTAGCACCGGTAGAATCCGTTGTCATTAAACATTTTTCAATAGAGCAAGTATATTTATTTGTTTTGCCTGAGTTTTTCTCAGCAAATCTTTTTGATGCTAGGCACGTACTTAAATTATCTTGGTGGTACCAACCTTCAACTTTTCGTTCTTCGCCTTGATGAGTCCAAAGGCTTAACAAGAATACTACTTCAATTACTCCCATTATATTTATCCTCCACGTCTATTAGTCTATCTTCGTGAAACTCTATAGTCATAGCGTTCTTTCCAATGTTAGGTATTTCTTCGTCAACCTTTTCTTGAATCTTTTCTACACTACCTGATAAATATTCTACCAGCATATATAGTTCTTGAATCTGTGGAGAAACCATATCTCCTTTGGGCACACCGGAAATAAATTCATTAGCTGCCTCTATGTCTTTTTCAATAAGTTGTAGTTGTGTTTCTATAGAATTTAATCTTTCAATAACACCAAAACCAAACCATGCTGCAACTACAGCGCTGGCTACAATAGCAATAAGATTTTTAGCAGGCAGACTTACCGGCATATCTTCTGAAAGTTTCATAAATCCTCCTCGTTAAACTTCTTCCCCGTACCTGCTCTCACAGAAAAATTCAAATCCTTTTAGGTTATCTCCATTAAGTTCTATGTGTGGGGACAACAACATCATTTTGTTATCTGAAATAAATTCGTGGCAAGACCAAGTATCTTGAAAAGTTTTTTTCTTGTATTCTCTACTAATAGTTAAATCAGTATCGTGAAACGTTAACATTAAAGTTACCGCAAACCACACGTTATTTTCTCTTCATAATATCGGCTGTCTTAAGTCCGTATATGGAACCCACAACCCCAATAAAAATAGTTTGGTACCAAAAAGGTAGACTACCAAACTTTTCAAAAAATAAATCAAGTTTCATTTGAATATCCGGATCACCACTAAACACAGACCAAATTAATAAAATTACTGGTGCTGATACCAAAATTAAAACAAACTCGTCTTTATACCCTTGATCATTAGACTGACGTACTTGCGCTTGGTACTCAACTTCTCCACTAGCCATTTTACTAGCATGAAGTAAAGCAGCGTCAGACATAAGTATCTTAGCTTTTTGTTTATTAGCAAATATTGCTGAACCAGTTTTTAATACTGTTGGTAAAAGTGATAACCACATTATACAATTCCTCTTATCATTTCAGATAAACCATAAGCTCTATTAGGTGTTTGTTTTGCCCATCTAGAATCAATCATCTCGTCTGAGGCTTTGTTGTAATCTTGGTCTTTTAAACCTTGTATAAAATTAACAAATTTCTTCAACCTAGGTAAACCAAGTTGAAATGCCATTTCTATTAATACTGATTCCACTACTTCATGAAATGGAATATCTTCGTCCTCTAATAAATCGTGAGCGTTATCAAAAGCTGTTTTGTAATCGTCTTCAAACACACCTTCTAGTTCTTCAGGAGAATAAATTTCTCCAACTATAAAATCATCTTTAGCCGTAACTAAATGGCCGTAGCCTACTGTCTTATAACCGAGAGTATCCTCGTAGACAGTAGGGCTAAAACCTTCATGTTCTTTAATGCGTGATCTAGTATCCATTATGTAATAATAAACACAACGATAACTACGATACCTACTGCTATAATAATCTTAGATTTTTTGCTAAGACCCATATACCAGTTTTTTACCATATTTAATTTATCCATATCATTCTCCTTTGTTTAATAATTATTAAAGTATCCTCTACCCGGAACCGCACTAAAACTTGCACGATCTCGGTCTTCTGATCTAGCTCTTGCAAATTCTTCGTCATATACTGCTTTTAACAATTGAACTTTTTCGGGAGCTTTTTTCATTGCTAGATAGTAAGCTAATCCTGCAACTAAACACGGCAAAAATCTAAAAGATATATTAGCGTCGTCGGTCGGTGTGTCAATATCGTCTAATCTCTTTAGGAAATAATACCTTACAGAGTATGTAGATAAATCTGGAGTAGGGTACATAAATAAAGTGGGAGTAGTAGTCCTCTCAAAATAAAACTGAGCAGGTTTACCCTCTGCACTTTTATTAGGTAACATATGATAGTCAGCACGGCTAATTCTAGTCAGCGTTTGATCTATATTATTAGAGTCTCTTAGCACTACTTCTAGTAAATCAATAATATTGGTGTCTAAAGAATAGTCTGCGTCACTTGCTGTTGTTGTTTGAGTGCCAAGTTGTATAGTCCAAAGATTAAGTCCGTGGTTTGCCCATTCGGCCATCATTAGGTTCATGCTACGTACCGCTGTGCGTAAATCTTTACCTGATATATCCTGAAGACCACAACGTTCGTACGCTTCTTGAATTACTTCTGTTGCATCTATATTAAAATTAGTAGAACCTGATACAGCCATGGCTATTTCCTATTAAACTGTTTTAGCAAACTCTGCTACAATTGTGTACATATTACCAGCGTCAGCAGCCGCTGCTACAACAAAATTAATGTCGCCGTTGGTATTAGCATCAATGCTTGGTGGACATCCACCAAATTCTCTAAAGTCCCAGTATCCTGTTCCTGTTAAACCAAGTAAAGGTCTGTCGCCATCTGAATCTTCAAAATCTAAACGTCCGAATGCATCAAAGCCGTTACCATTACTGCATGAAAACCATATTCTTTGTAGGGCGCCTTTGGTAGCAACACCATTAGTTGTTCTTGCTGAAGAATCAAAAAGTACTGTTGTGCTGCCGTTTCCGTCTGATTGTACCACTAATTTTAATGTTACTCGTTTGTCGTTTTCTTGTAGGACCTCTGGTCCTGTTACTACGTCTGCCATGTGTTTCCCTCCTTAA